AGGGTCATCCTTTCCATCAAGGAAGTCCTGCATAAGGTAAAAGTCATCTCCCTCGTTGTCCTTGCCGTTCTTGAGCAGGTCAACAATCTCCAAAAGCTCATAAAGTGTTAGTTCTATTTTCATTCTTCGTCAGTGTCATCTAAATAATCTTGATACTCTGGGTAATGCGTTCCCTCGTTGCCATTCCGTATAATAATCATCATACGCTCCTCAGCTTTGCGCTCATCTTCTTCGTTATCACGCTCGTGGTTCGAGCAAGGTGTTGGTTTGTCTTTCATAGTGTTTACCGTTAGTGAACTTATAAGAATATTTTACTTACAGGGAGTAACACACCTTTAGATGTATTGCTGTCCCCACCAAGCACATATCCTTTCTCTGCAAATATCTCACGACACAAATCCTTCAACCTATCAGTAGGAAGGACAGCCATAAACAGAACGTTGTCATCAAGCACACGTTCCGAGGTCTTGGTGGCAATAAGACACCAATACATAGCGTGGGTAGTAGCAAGACCCGAAGGCTTGTCACGTGATTCATACTCGATGAAGAAGTTGCCAGTTCGATGAGCCGCGAAGTCTGTTTTAACTTCTATCTTGGCGCCAGAGAATATAGCGCCTAAGGTAGTCTCACCTTGCTGTCCCAACTCCAAGTCAAACCTGAAGTCGCTATTGTAGTCCATTACTCGCGCTCTACAACAGACTGAACCTCATTGAAGAACTTATCGCTAACTAACTTAAGTGTAGCGTATTGCTCCTCGCTGTATCGGTCCTCGCTGTGTTTCATCTCTACCATAAGCCACTGCCCGAAAAGAGCAATAGCCTCAGCATAAACGTCACCCTTGTAGCAATTCACAAACGTATCCTTGTCGGATGGGTTTGTCATATCAAATTCAAGAACAGCCTTCATAATTATTCATTTATAATTCTCCGTAGACAACATAGTTTTCCAAGTCCTCTCCATCAATAAAGAACTTGATGTATGTTTCAACACCACGCTCTACCAATAGGCGACCTTTCTCAAAGAACTCTTCGCTAACCGAGAAGATTCCAATGTCTTTGCTTCCCTTATCTACAACGATGAACTTAAAGTTCTCGAACTGAACGTCAAACAGCGTGCAGTAGATGTAGGCTTGTGCCGCATAGGAGTAACGAGCAGCGCTGTACCTAAAGTCAGACAGACTCGAAGTCGTCTTAAGGTCGTAGATAACAGGAGCATCGTTCTTCTTGATGTCAGCCTTACCTCTGAAAGGAATGCCGTACAGCATACCAATTGAAGGCAACTCGTACTCAGCGTCACTAAGGGCATCTTTAACTACGCTGTTCTTTCTCAGCGCATCAGCCACATAGTAGCAATTATCGTAGTCCTTACGTAGGAGCAACTTCTTACCTGAGCCTTCGTAATGCTCAACAGCATCCTTCCAGATGTTCGCTCCCTTAGTACCACATTCAACAGCAACGAATCGCTCCTGTAGGTGCGGCTCAAGTACAAGCGTATGGATTAGGTTACCCATCACCAGTGCTGTGGTGTCTCCGTCTTCTCCGTACTTAAGATACCTCTCGTACTCCTTTGGGGAGTCGTTAATCTTCTTGAGGTTAGAGGAGGACATTGCGGCCCTCCCCAAGTAACCATAGTAGAAGTCGTCATCGCGCATCGCTTCGATAAGCGTAGGCTTATCCCACGATGTGCCGTCCAACAGAATTACCTCTTCGCTCACTGTTTGATGAGTTTAGAAAGGGCAAGTTTCTGAGAGTCGTTGAACTTATCTCCAGCGGAGGCAATGATTTTATCGTATTGCTCCTGAGTGCCGTGCTCCTTCATAGAGGCGGTAGCGCGTTGGAATAGGTCTGAGTCAGCAGGTGCCGTAGCAGGTGCGGCTGCACGTGGCGTGCGTGGTGCGCTGTCCTTGGCGTGGTTGTTCGTAGCATCGGCATCTTTGGTGTCGTCAATGAGGAACATTGCGTTGAGCGCATACTTACGAGCGTAGGACGATGAAGAGCCAAACGACTGAGCAATGTCCATTCCCTTGCGGTTGGGGTCGATACCAGCCTGCGCAGTAGATACACGAGTCTCTCCGTTAAGAGATACGTTAACACTTGCCTCTACGTATACAAGGCCGAAGACTTCTTTGATAGTATCAGAGATAGTCATAGCCAATTGGTGCTTAGCCAGTAATGGCTTGAGTGCCTCGAGGATGTCCTCTTGATTTCGGTAGGCGTACTTACCGAATGAGTTGAACTGAGACTTAGGAGCCTTAAGTTCGTGTTGAATAGCGATTAAGCGTTGCTCGAGCGTAAGTTGCTCACCAGCAGCAGGTTTAGCAGTTGCCATAGTTAAATTAGATTAAAGTTGTCCACAAATATAGTTAATAATTCTGTTGAATACAAATTAGAAGCCCTCTTCTTCTTTGCGAAATACTACAAGCGGCTCATCGAGCATATCGCCTACGTATAGGTCTATGGCGTTGGTTTCCCATCTTGATTGAAAGCCATCGCATAGTTTGATAAACTCCTCAAAGGATTCTACGTCAAGCATTTGATTGCTTGCCTCTCCATTGGGTAGCATCGTAAAGAACTGTGTTATCATTGCTGTTTAAGTTTACTGGCCATCGCCTCATACCATCGTGCCTTCTCGAGGTCTCGCTCGATTGGCTGGTCTGGCTTTAGCCCCATTCGCATTCGGTATTTGAATGCTGTCATCTCGCAGTGGGTTATGAATGCATCAACTCCCCAAACGTCAATCATCATTTCCCAAACCTGTTTACTACCTTGTTTGTAGTGGGAAGGGTTGATGAAGTCGTAGTTATTCTTTTCCTCCGCCATCGATGAAAAGTTCTCTAAGTGTTTTGTCCATCACATCACGAACAGCACGTTCTATGTACATAAACGTCTCCTCGTCTTCCTTATCATCGTCAATATGCTTATAGACAGAATTAAGGTAGTCCTCGAGTGCCTTTGACATTTTCTTTCCGTAGAACTTTAAGTCCCTTCGGTAAATGCCATTGGTTTCGAGTTCATCTAACGACTCAACCAGTAGTTGAGCAGCGATGATACTCTTAACAGCAAGTGCTTGTGTTTGAATATCTGATTTCATTTTATCTGTTTAAACATATCTATAATCTTGTCAAGGCATTCGCTCTGTGCTTCCCTGTAGGATACGTACTGACATAGCGTAGATTCCTTACGCATATTTCCCTCATCGTCGAATTCTATTACGCTAAAGCCGTACATCATATCTCCGTTGAAGAAGGTATCTATATCTGGAAACAGACCTTTGTCTCGGCTCCAGTCAAACGCATAGGCATACGTAGGAGCAGGTATTCTGTCCTCGTGTCCATCCATAGCGATAGATATTGTCTTATTCTTTTGGCTATAACTCGCAAAGCATCGGTAGTTGAAACCAAGTTTATAGAGTTCATCCGCTTGACGGAAGGTTACGAAGTCGTTAATCATCTTGGTTTAAAGGCTTTAAATTCTGTTACTACTATATCGTTATATGGAGCGCAGACAGCATTCCATTTCTTAATCAACTCCTTAGGAGTATACTTCTTCTTTACATTCTCAGTTAGAAGTCGTGCGGTATCTCCAGCGAACAAGAGCAACAGATTTTCTCTGTCCTCCAATGGGTCTTCATTTCTTATCATAATGCTTATCGTAGTACCTGCGCCACATACTCGCGGCATAGGCGAGTCGCTGAGGATAGAATGGATAGTCTTTCTTTAGACGAGCCATTGCGATACGCATAAATTGGTCACGTTGTTTCATTTGAATTTAGATTTAAGGTCATTCACTTCAATAGTCTTACGCAGGGCACTCTCGTAGTAGTTAGCCTCCGCATAAGTAGACAGAAGGTTATAGAAGTCGTCCTCGTTCCTACACTTGTTGGCATACGTAGCACACCAATAGGCGTAGTCAAGAACGCTGTCCTCCCACTTCTCATAGTAAGCGTGATTACGTTTTGTTCCTGCGGCTAAGTTAATCCGAGACTTGGCCTGTTTCATACCAAACAGATTATTGTTCTCTAAAAAAATCGTAGAACGATAGTTTCCAGACTCGATACGTGCCTGAGCAAGAGCAATATGCGGATACCGAACATTGAGTTGCTTGAGTTTAGCAACAAGACGCTCCTCAGAGAACTGTGGCTCGTGTAGGTAGACATTTACAATGCGCTCATACAAATCTTCATCATACCTCAATAAAAACGTAGACAACATTGTTAGGGCTGTCCACCCACTGAGGAAGAGAAGAAGCCGCCCATACCGAACCTTGCGGTACAGGACAGCAGTCTTGTCATAAGTAAACAGCATTACAGAGTGATGCTATGCAGGACTAAGTTGTACTTGTCGTAGAGAAAAGCATTCTCATCGAATAGCGCAAGGCTATATCTCTTTGTAGCGTAGACAACAGCATTGTCAATAACGCCAATACGCTCACCACGCTCAAGAACGTAGTCGATGCGCTTCATACCAACGCTGTAGTCCATATCGTGAGGGAGAACAGCAATTTCCGCCTTAGCGCTTCTTGTTATCGGAAGCGTGGATAGTGGATTGTTCATAAGAATTTAATTTAGATTGAAGTTCTAACACCTGCCGTTGCAGGGCTTCAACTTGTTGATTTTTAAAGGTTAACAACTGATTCCAAGTATCGGAACTATAAGCAATGTGTGACATAAAAAAGAAAATAGTACGCCCGAGACCACCTGAGCCGTTTTGCTGGGGGGTTTGTGGCCCCCTGCGCAACGGCATTGCGAGTGCAACAAGGCGAAGTTATTGGTGAAAAATGACAATGTCTACCCAATTTTAGTCAATCTGCTGACTAAAAATGTGTATTTTAAATGGCACCAATTACGTGGCGGTAGTACATAGCCTCAGGGAACTCACCCATCACATACTTGAGTACATCGCAGAACCACACACGCTTTTTGCTACGGCTGTGTAGGTAGTAGGCACCATCGTACTGACACTTCTCGGTGAGAAACAGAGCGTGAGCACGTGGTAGCACATTGAACTTAGTGGTTACCTCGATAGTCACAACGTGGGCGTGTTTGTTGCCGAAGCGACGCTCGTCCTTGAGGATTCCGTCGAGGATATTTTCTGTTCCCCCAACCATCAGTAGGTTAGCCTTTGGCCCGACCCAAGAGGGAAGGA